TTCAAGAGCTAGAACTGCGGCTTCGCGTTCAAAAAATCCTTATGCCTCAAGGCAATTTATTCAAACGGTTCAGGCTTATCATGGTGTTCTGCCTACTGCTAGACATCAAGGAAATGATAAAGGCCGAGCGTTAATTAGAGCCTTTGATAACAACCGAAGTAAATTGCTTGGACAAGTTCAAGATGCTTTGAAAACTACAATGACAAGATTACAAAAAAGACTTGATAGCGAAAAAGAGGTGTAACTAATGGCGCTGATTGAACGCATTATCACAGTCTATAACGACAAAGGTTCAAAGCAGGCCATCAAGGATGTTAATAAACTAGAAAAGACTTTTGCCGAGGCAGGAAAGAAAATTGCCAAAGCGTTTCTAGTTGCCGGCGCAGCCACCGCCGCCCTCGCCGTAAAGATTGGCAAGGATGCTGTTCAGGCAGCAATCGCAGATCAAAAGAGTCAAGCTCTTCTTGCTAATGCTCTTCGCAATACTGTTGGGGCAACTGATGAATCAATTGTTGCTGCTGAGGGATATATCTCGGCAATGCAGTCTCAATTCTCGATTGCCGATGACGAGCTTCGCCCATCTTTAGCGGCTCTCGCGGCAGTAACTCGTGATTTGGGGCAAGCGCAAGCAATTCAGAATGTTGCAATCGATGTCGCAGCCGGAACTCAACGCGATTTAGCCTCAGTCACCAATGCAATGGTCAAGGCTTACCAGGGCAATGTTGGCGCTTTGCGTAAATTAAATGTTCCTCTCGATGACAGCATCATAAAGTCAAAAGACTTTAAGGCAGCACTTGATTCTCTCTCTAAGACATTCGCCGGCGCAGGCGCGGCCTCTGCCGATACATTTGAGGGCAGGTTGCGTGGCCTACAACTCGCCTATGGCGAAATTATTGAATCTCTTGGTTATGCGCTAATACCAGTTCTTTCAGACTTTGCCAATATAATTAAAAGTGAAGTCTTGCCAATCCTTCAGAATTTCATTGAAAATAACAAAGAAGGAATTGCTCAAGGCTTACGCGACAGCATAGATGCAGTCATAAACATCACTAGAGCACTCGGCAAGATGTTCAAACTGATTGCCGACAATACTGGCGCACTCAAAATCTTTGCCGGAATTATTGTTGGAACCTTTGTCGGCACAAAAATTGCTTCAGGTATTCAGCTCATTGCTACTGGTATCGCAGGACTTATCACATTATTTAGACGGCAAGCAGTCGCGGCAGGAGCGGCAGGCACCGCCACCGCTCTCGCAACAGGCGGAGCCACGGCAGTTTCAGCAGCCGCCGGCTTAGTAGCATTTGGCGCGGCAGCAGCCGGCACGATTTTCTTAATCAATCAATTCACCGATAGCGTTACAACAAGCACAACGGCCGTCAAAGAATACAACTCGGCAGTTGTCGGACATCTTGCCGATTTGAAGAATCTTGAAAAAGCAGTTGCCTCTGCCAATGTCAAGAATGCAATAAATCTTCGCACAATCACAAACACGGTCAAGAAGACCAAAGAGCAGATTCAGGCAGAGCAGGTTCTTGCCAAACTTAAAAAATTGGGCGTTACCACTAAGGAAACCGACCCGATTACACTTGAAGCCGCTCGCCTAAATCTTCTCCGTCAGAATCGCATCGCTGAAGCCGAGCGAGTCAAAGTGATGATGGATGCCCTTGAAGCGCAGATGAAGATGAACGAGGCAGCGCAACGCTACGCCGACCTTCTAACTGTTCTCTCGGATCAAGTTATCAGCGATGAAGAAGTTTCAGTCCTAGCCGCTAAGTGGAACATCACTAAGGGCGAAGTGATGGAATACATCGCTCGCATCTATGCAGCGAACTCCACCGAACTTAATGATGGCGCAGTTATCAAACTTTTGATGGCTTGGGGTCTAACTAAAGAAGAAGCCGAGAAGTATGTTGACTTCACTCGCGCTCTCAAGGATGAGAAGTTAGACGACTCTGAGATTGAGAAGTTAATGGGCAAGTGGGGAATGACCCGCGCCGAAGTTGTTGCCTACGCCGGTGAAGTCCAAAGAGGAACCGCTCTTCAGAAACTTCTTGCACCTAATTGGGCAGAACCAGGGGATGCGGCAGCAGAGGCTTGGAAGCGAGCCTTGGCGGCTCTTAATGCTTACTTGGCCGCTCTTCGTAGCGCAAACACCGGAGGTGGCGGTGGAGGCGGCGGAGGTGGCGGTGGTGGAGGCGGTGGCGGCGGCGGTGATACCGGCGCAAAAACTATTCCAAATCCATTTAATCCTGCATCGGCTCCGATTCCGGTCACTCGAATCAATGAGCAGATTGACACTTTGAACACTCTTAGAGACACGGTTCAAAGTGGAACTGCAATTAGTTTCTTGTTAAAAGAACACATTGACACTTTGACGGATTCTCTTAGCACAACCGCACTTTCAAGTCTAGGCGATGAGCAAGAGAGAATGCGAACAATGGCGACTCTTGCTCGCCCTGGTATTACTGCGGATTCAAACTTTGATGTCGGCGGATTCAGAATGGCAGAGAACGCCGGAATGACAGTTAATGTCACCGTTCAAGGCAATGTGCAGACCGAGGCAGATTTGGCAGATGCCATTCGCCGTCGCATCTTGCTAGAGCAACAAAGCGGTAAGCCAATCCTCTTCGTCGGCGGTCTATAATGGCAACTCCTGTTCTTGGAGTCAGCATTGATTTCGCTAATGGGCCGGCTTTTGGAAACCCACTAATCCTTGATGACCCTTCGACACCGCTTGGCACAGGTATCCTCGCAGATGCTCCTGCCGATGTTGTCGATGTTTCGAACATCGCTCTTCGCGTTTCTGTTCGTCGCGGTCGCAATCGAATCCTGAACTCATTTGAGGCAGGAACGGCAACGGTTGTTCTTGAGGATCAGAACGGCGACTGGAACCCACAAAATACTTCATCGCCTTATTACGGCAAACTCTTGCCTCTTCGTAAGATTCGCATTTGGGCAGATTATGATGATGGTGGCGGAGTTGACCGCTACTATCTCTATTCAGGCTACATCACGAGCTATGACAACACCTTCCGCCTAGGCTTTGATGAAGTCTCAAGCGTGACCTTGCAATGTGTCGATGCTTTTCGCCTCTTTCAGAATGTCAACATCACAAGCGTTGCCGGCACTAGCGCAGGGCAGACAACTGGAGTGCGAATTGACAAACTCCTAGACCTTGCTTCCTACCCAACAAGCCAAAGGCTTATTGACACCGGCGATAGCACAGTCCAGGCCGACCCAGGAACGGCAAGAACATTGCTTGGCGCTTGTCAGACTATCGAACAGACCGAACTTGGTGGCTTCTTCATCGATCCCGAAGGCAATGCGGTCTTCTTATCTCGATCCACCGTGTCACAGAAAGCCGACCAAACTCCGCTTCTTTTTAATGACAATGGCACCGACATTCCTTATGCCACCATTGACTTTGCCTACGATGACACACAGATTTTCAACGATATAACCGTCACCAGGCTTGGTGGCACCGCTCAGAATGTTCAGTCCACAAGCTCAATAGAGACTTATTTTATCCACTCAGGGCAGCGCACCGATTTGCTTATGCAAACCGATGCTGAGGCACTTGATCAGGCGCAGATGCTTCTAAATGCTAGAGCCGAAGCCCTACTCCGCATTGACTCAATCGGTCTGAATCTAAAAGATTCTACTTCGGTTGACTTGATAAAGGCGGGCATAGATTCTGACCTTTTCACTTTAATAGATGTCACCAAGACAGGGCAGGCATCCTCGACTTTCACTCTTGAATTATTCGTTCAGGGCATTCAGCACGACATCACTCCGACAAGTTGGATGACGAAGTTTCTGACTGCCGAGCCTATAATTCAGGCATTCATTTTAGATTCAACAACGCAAGGAATCCTTGGCGGAACGCAGGGCGTTCTTTCATACTAAGTAAGGAGAAACAATGGCAGGAGCAGGTTACAAACTGTTCAACACCGGCGATGTGTTGACTGCTGCGCAAGTAAATACCTACTTGCAGCAACAAGTCACAATGGTCTTCGCCAATTCAACAGCTCGCACAACTGCCCTTTCGGGGGTCTTAGCAGAAGGAATGATGTCCTACCTTCAGGACACCAATACAGTCGAAGTCTATGACGGATCGAACTGGGTCTCGGTAGGCAATACCGGCGACATCACCGGAGTCACCGCAGGCACAGGTTTGACTGGCGGAGGCACCTCCGGCACCGTCACCCTGACCAACGATATGGCAACCACCATAACGGCAAAGGGCGATCTACTCGTAGGAACTGGCAACGCCACCTATGACAACCTCGCAGTAGGCACAAACGGCTACACACTCGTAGCGGATAGTTCGGAAACGACAGGATTAAAATGGCAGGCTCCGGCTGCCGCTGGATTCGTTGGTTGCTCACTTTACGCTTCTGCCAATATTTCAGTTGACAATGATTCAAGCCCGATTTTGACTTGGGATAGCGAAAGATTTGATACAGATGCTTTTCATTCAACTTCAAGCAATACCAGCCGAATTACAATCCCAAGCGGCAAAGGCGGCAAATATTTATTTATGGCAACCGGCGCTTATGCCGCAAATGCCAACGGATATCGAGCCTTTAGCATTTTCAAGAATGGTGCGAATTACTTATATCTAGACCAAATAGCAGATTTAAGCGCGACTATTGCTCCATTTATTCACGGAGCAACAATATTAGAAGCAGTCGCGGGAGATTATTTTGAATTGGGCACTAATCAAACCTCAGGCGGAAGTCTTAATTTTCTTGGCAGTATCACATACAACGAATTCAGTTGCGTTTATTTAGGAGCCTAATATGACAATTTTTCCAAGACCAACCAACCTTAACGGCGCTGAATTAAAAGCCGAATTTGCTGCTGCTGGTGTTTCCATTACTCAATTAAACGATTTACTTGATGGAACTATTAGGGTCGAAACAGATGACGAAGTTAAGGCGGCTGAAATTATTGCTGCTCATAACGGAACGACAGTAGCGCCGGAGCCAACAATCGAGGACAAACTAGCCTCAGTCGGCCTCAACCTAGAGGACTTAAAGACTGCTCTCGGCCTAGCCTAAGACTGACCCTGCCCCCTCAAAAGGGCAGGGCATAATCTTGAGGGATTGTGTCAGAGGCCGAGGGCAGCCTTTAGGTCGTCAATGCTTAGACCAACGCTCGCCAACTTATCGGCAACGGTTGGCTGAGGCTCAACATAATCTTTGGATGCTGCCAAGATTGCTTCCATTGTTGGTTGCGGTTCTAAGTGTTCCCACAGAACTATTTTATTTTCCTGAACAACCCAGCCACTTGTAAATCCAAGTTGAATTAACCCTTGTGAAATTTGCTTTGTATTCATTAAGCACCTACTTCTAATAAAACAATAATACTTTTAATGGCGTTATTTTGGACACCTACTAAATTTGTGTTATTTGGATTCGCAAATTGTGTTTTATATGTTGTCGCAGAAGTTGTGGCTGGTGAATCCAAATAAACAATGGTATGATTTACGCCATTATTGGAAAGTGATGAATTTGTCCAAAGCACATCTCTTGCTTTTATCAGTTCTGTCGCACCACGCATAAGCCTTACATCTACTCTGTTCATTGAATTATCTGCATTTTTATATAACCCTGCTTGTGCAACTAAAACTAAAACTTTACTACTTGCCGAACTTGGGGTTATTGTGGCACTTAAATTTGTATCGGCAAAAGTTGATGAACTACTGCTTAACTCGCTTGTTGTGGAACCTTCTACAACTTGAAGAATCTTTCCGCCACTCGCAGGCGCAGCCCATTTCAAACCTGTGGTTTCCGCACTATCCGCTACGAAAAATGCAGGTTCCGTAGCGGAACAATCTCGGAGGATTGTGCTAGGAAAGCAGGAGTTTGGCTTCCTCGGCGGTAATGCCTAGACGGTCAAGAAGGGCTTGTTTTTCTGCCGCCTTCTTTGTTTCTTGTTCGGCTTGCCAAGCATCAAATTTAGCAAAGCCAGCCTCAAATTCTTCTCGGCTTATTGCTGGTTCTTTTCCAAACCAATCTATTTGGTCATAATCGCTGTTGGTAATTTTCCACTCAGCATTAGGACACAGCATCCATAAAACTTCTCCACCTGTTGCCATATTATGCTCCAATTTCTAAAAGTTGAATACTTGCAACATCTCCACCGCTACAAATACGAACAAACGAAGCAGCAGTAACATTTGCAAATTGCAATTTGTAGGTTGTTGCCGAAGTTGTTGCTGGAGAATCAACATAATTTATGCCATATAAACTCGACATTGGAATTGCTGTGCCTGTCTGCATACTGGTTTCAACCCAATCTGCAATTTCGGTTGCACCTCTCATAATTCTGAATTTAACGCCGTTGCTTACGTTTCCAGCATTTTTTAGGAATGGTGCTGAGATTTGAACATAGATTTTGCTTGATGCCGAAGTAGGCGTAATGGTCGCCGTCAAGCCGGAATCGGTCATTGTTGTCGTACTGACATCTGTTTCACTAGAGTAAGTTGCACTCACTAATTGCAAAAGTTTGCCACCAGCCGGAGCCTGCCACTTGAGTCCGGTGGTCTCTGAAGAGTCCGCTACAAGACTTCCGATTGTTCCTGGCACAATCCTGTGCGATTGTGCTTGACACCTTCCGCTAGGGTTCTCTTATGGAACTTATACCCCTAGAAGTGATCAAGGAGAAGCTCGCTGCTCGTTATGAGATGCAGGGCTTTTCTAACGCCCTATTTCGCAACGACTGGAACCTCATCCTTCGGATGGGTGTTCACCCACAATTAGCCACCGTCGAGGACATTCAGAGAGCCGTCTCGGTTCCAAGTGCCGTCAGCACAAGAGGAACCTACGCAGCAAGGTTTCGATCCATCTTCAAGAGCCTGAACAAGATGAAGATGATTGAGAATAATGCTTACCTAGACCTTCCGCCGGTGCGCAAAGGGCGCGGGCTTCCGCACCCACTAACGCCTAATGAGGCAAGGCTTGTGATGAGCGAAGCCAATCAGCCAATGCGGGATTGGTTCATTATTGCTTGCTCGGCAGGTCTTCGAGCAATGGAAGTCGCCAACCTTCGAGGCATCGATTTAGAAGAACGAGCCGATGGCTACATCCTAAGAATTGCAGGCAAAGGTGGCACCGACCTGACTGTTCCGGTGGCACAAAAGGTGGCAGATTTGATTCTTGCCTATAACACCAACGGCAGACTTTGGAATGTCACAAGCAACAAATTATCTAAGATGACATCTGAAGAGATGAAGCGCCTGGGCATTGAAACTAAGACTTTCCACGCTTGCCGTCATTACTTTGCAACGACAATGCTTGAGAAATCCGGCGGTGACCTTTTGGCTGTGCGCGACTTGATGCGCCATTCGTCTGTCGCCACAACGCAGGTCTATACTCAGCTCGCATCGGGTCGAACTCGATCCTTAGTGAATCTCTTATGATTTACGAATGCGAAGACATCATTCGCACCATTGATGACCACATAGATTCATTTGAAAGCATCGGGGTCTTACTAAAGGAGAAAAATGGCCTCGTCAGGTCAGACCACCGTTACTTCAACCGCAGTTCTTATCATTGAGTCTTATGGCGAATATCGTGATGTTCACCTTCGAAATGTAGGTTCTCATCCGATGTATTGTGGCGGCCCTAATGTAAGCACAAGCAATGGTTTTGTAATTCCTAAAGATGCTTACATAAATTTTAGAATTGCCCCTAAATCTGTGATTTGGGCGGTAACAGCAAATAATGAAACAGGCGTTGCCTCTGTCTTATATATGGAGCCATAACAAATGACACTCGCTGATTGGGCGGCACTTGCCGTCTCGATAACGACTCTCATTGGCGCACTTGCCGTAGGAGTCAAGCATCTGACCAAGCACTATCTTTCCGAACTAAAGCCCAATGGTGGCTCTAGCGTTAAAGATAAGGTCAATGCCCTAGAAGAAAAAGTTGATTTCTTGACCGACTTAGTGAAAGAAGCATTGAGGAAGTGAATGAAGCCACTAGCGAAAAAGCCGAGTCCTGCTGCCGTCGCAGCGTTGCGACAGGCGACTGCTCTTGCTCCGAAAAGAGCGAAGGCGAGCGATGGACTGCTTCCTTCTGCTGCGCACCTCGTTCAAAATCCTGACTCTGACCACAACACAGGTCTTGCCTTCGATCTAACTCACGACCCTAAAAAGGGCATCGATGCTGCCGAATGCTTTATCAAATGGCGCGAAGATGACCGAGTTGATTACCTGATTTTTGACCACAAGATTTGGTCTAAGGCTAAAGGCGTTCGCAAATACACCGGCAAGAATCCACACACAAAACACATTCATTGTTCAATTAAGAAATCTCAAGGCGAGAACACTTCGCCCTGGTTTTGGTGGCTAAACGAACCAAAGGCCATCAATCAAGTGAAGGCTAAGTTGACTCCAAAGCGCAAGAAGAAAGCGCCTTTGCCAACCGCCGTCTGCACTTGTTGTGTAATCCATAGGCCACAAAAGGTGGCAAAAGGTGGAAAAAATGGAGCAATTTAAGCAAGTATCTCTAACCTGGTTTCGCGCTTCAGCTTCGGCTGCAATCGCGCTTTATCTTGCAGGTGAGACCGACCTCAAAACCCTAGCGATGGCGGCTCTAGCAGGATTCCTCGGCCCTGTGTTGAAGTGGCTCGATCCTTCAGCGCCGGAGTTCGGCCGTAAAAAGAAGTAATCAAACAAGGGGGAAATATGAAGCTCAACGAGTTCTTTGACCGCGTTGCGCTGATTAATTTAGACAGACGAACTGACCGCCTCGGTCGCTTCGTCTCGCAAGCGATAAGCCTCGGAATCGAATTTGTGCGTTATAGCGCCGTCGATGCCGAGGCTTGTGGCATTACTGGGCAACGCGCCTGCGCAGCATCGCATCGCCAAGTCATCGCCGATGCCCTGGCCGATGGCGTTGAGCGCCTGTTTATCTTTGAAGATGATGCGGGATTTGATGCTGAATTTAATGCCAAATTTGACCACATCTCAAAAGTCGTGCCTGACGATTGGCAGATGCTCTATTTGGGTTCCTGGCCTTATTCAATCATCGATGTAAAGATTGAAGGCTTGAAGAGGACAAGAGGCAACATTCTCACCCACGCCTACGGAGCCAAGCGAGAAATCTTTGAGCAACTAATTGAATGCTCGTTGAAGGAGCAACATCCAATCGATGAGGCCTATGCGCTACTCCACGAAGAAGTGATGACCTATATGGCAAGCCCATCATTTGTCACGCAGTTGCCGGATTTCTCTGATATTCGCAAACATCAAGTCGATTATCGCGCAAGCATTATCTAAAGGTTTCATCCCAAAGAGCTATAACTGATCCAGGTGGGAAGTTGTCGCGGTCAATGTTGTGGTATTTGAGCAAGTAATTGGACAACGAAACTGCGTAAGAACCCTCAACTTTACGCAAGACATCTAGGGTCACGGCTTCATTAAATGGCGCTGAGAAGTGAGTCCAATGAAGCGGATTGAAGGTTTCACTTGGCAGGACATAACCGCCAAGACCTAATTCTGCCACAAGGCGGGTAAGCAAGACCGGCCCTAACTCGTCATAGGCTTTGCCTTCCTGATAAACACTCTCATCCAAAAGGCGCTTGGCTAATTGCGAGCCTTGTGGATAAGCCAAGACATTATTTGTGACCTTAAATGGCTCTTGAAATGCGAAGACATATTCACCAAAATTCCAGTCAGGGCGCAGGCAAACCGTGTCTGCATCTGCCCAAATGAACTCTTCCTGCGCAAGCAAGTTATATCTGAAAACATCCGAGAAAGCCGCGAAGGTATCGTGGCTCTTAAACAATTTATCCTTTGAGATTATCTCGCCGGCATCGGCAATTTTGACCCCATCAGGCGCATCAATAGCGCCATAAGTAAAGAGCGTTAAATCGTGACCGTGATGCAGAAATGAGCGCATCGAAAGGCGCTGAACGCCTGTCAATGGGTTCCCGACCCAAAGCATCGCAATCTTGGCCATTGCCAAAGACTAGAGCAGAGTTGTGCTAATTTTCGCGCCTATTGTCCAAGGGGGATTTATGAAGCGCCAAGAAGTTCTAAAGCAAGCATCAGAGTTAACTAGCACCGATCGCCAAGAATCTTATGGCGCTCCATACTTAAATCACTTGCGAATTGCAGAGCTTTGGTCGGCTTACTTAGAAACAAAGATAACGCCGGAACAAGTCGCCGTCTGTCAGGTTTTGGTCAAGATTTCTCGCTCGATGGAGTCCTTCAAAGAGGACAACTTCGTAGATGGTGCTGCCTATCTCGCCATTGCCTGCGAACTTGCCGAAATCGCGCAACGGCAAGGAAAAACCCCCGCCTCGGATAAATAAACCGATGGCGGGGGTTGCTTTTATTTTGTGAACTGTTGTTCTAGTTTGGCAATCTCAGCATCAACGCTCTTCTTCGTTAGGCGCTCAATCAAAGGCTTCGGCAGATAAATCGGTTTCATTGGATGAGTCTTGTTGATTACCAAGATGGCAAAAGCCCAGGGTGTCAGAAAGACAAGTGAGAACCAAAGAAAAGGGTTGCGCCCTTTACCAATAGCAAGCGGAACTGCCAAAGGGCAGAGAATCCAGCGAATCACAGCGACAACTCCGCAAGGTCAACATCTTTGATGATTTCGTAGAACTTGCCGTTCTCGTGCATCGATCCGGCGGTGACGACATAGCCATTGAACTTAATGTCAACGCCATCGCGTAATTTCCCAGGAAAGGTCGCACCCTTTGGCGCTCGATAATAGAGATGGATTCCATCGCCGGTGGCAACTGTAAAGGTGTCAAGATTCAAGCCTTCGATGTTGCCACCATTGCGATAATCCACATCTAAAACCACAATGCCTGATGGCGCACAGGCAATGCCAATGTTGAGCAATGGCGACTTCTCAAACCATTTCGCCACAGTCTTTGGCTTATTAGAAGCCGACTTATAGCCGTGTTTGGCGATTGGAAAGAACGGCACTTTCTGTTGCGGGTAGCAGGGCAGAACGAACCAACCGCGCTCGGCGTAGGCTTTGGCAATCTCGGCGGTTGTCATTTGACGAACTCCTTTAAGAAGTCAACGATGACTTCTGAGACTGTCTTTCCTTCTGACCGCGCCTTCGCCTTCGCCCGCGCCCACAGTTGGTCGCTTACTCTTACTGAACGAATCTTCTTCACTTCTGCCTCCTAAACCAATGAATCGCAATTCCTAGAAACAAACCTGTCCAAAACCAAAACTGAACCATCGCTTGCCAACCGGCAAGGTGAGTGCCGAAGAGTAAATCCCACATCACTTGACCTCCTTATCCTTATGAACTGATTGCAAATGATTGACAAGCGTTTGATGAGCGAAGTTGGATCGAACTTCAATTTCTTTGCCACAGATAGGGCAAGCAACTAAACGATTGGCAGGCATTACGCACCAACCTTTGCGAGATATTTGATGCGAGCTGCTTCGAAGGTTGCAGCGTGATCAACTGCTGAAAAATAAACACCATCTGTGTTTTTCTTGGAGATAATCCACTCGCTAGTTCCGCCGCGATAGATTACATATTCGATGCGGTGAGTATCATCTAAGCTCACAAACTTGCCTCTGTTGATTTGAACTAATTTCTTGCCGTTCATTTTTACCTTTCGCTTGAGGTATCTCCTCAATGACTGAACTCTAAGGCTTGTGCCTACGCTTGTCAATACACAACAACCTAGACACCTTCGGCGTGTCGGGCTTAGGGTGTCCGCCTCTTCCCCCATACTTACGCTCAACCAACTAAGGGGGATTTATGACTTTTCAGATATTCGTGGCTCTAATGGGCGTTCTAGCCCTATTTTGGGGCATCCTAGAGGCGGAGGCAAGGCTACGCCCAACCGAAGCCGAGCAGACCGTCAAAGAATTCAAGAGGCACCTGGAAGGCTTAGGCAGGGCAACCCGCCGATGAGCAACCTATTCTCGATCCACAACGCCTCTGACGGCTCCTTTGTCCTTTACCTAGAAGAACCCGATGCCAACCTTGACCTGCTTGAAGATGTAATGGCTCAGGTTCCAATGTTTCATCTCGCTCGACTACGCGACCACTCAGGCATCGATTCGATGAAGTCCTTAGATGCAGCGAGGCTTCTCGATAAAGTCCGTCAACAGGTGCCTGAGTGCGTGGTCAAAGTCGCTCAAATGAATGAACAAGAGGCGCTGGCTTTGGCAAAGGCGCTCGTTGAATCTGTGCAGTTCGCCCGCGCCGTCGCCGGTCGCCCTGCCGCATTGGAGCTGATTAAGTAATGGCAAATCCCAACGGTCGCAAGGGTTCCGCATTTGAAATCGGAGTTCTCAAGTGGTTGCGTTCTCGCGGTGTCAGCGCCGAACGCTTGCGATTGTCGGGTGTAAAAGATGAAGGAGACATCGTTGCGATTGTCGCTGGCAAGACTTATGTGCTGGAACTCAAGAACCGAAAGTCAATCTCGCTTCCGACCTTTTGGGATGAGGCCGTCAAAGAAGCCAATAACTATGCAAAGGCGCGGGGGCTTGAAAAGACTCCGCCCGCGTTCGTCATAGTTAAAAGAAGAAATGCATCCATTGAAGATGCTTTTGTGATCCAGGATTTAGAGAGTTGGTTGGCAGAGAGAGAATGAATGCTTTTGAATTCTATCCTACACTTCCAAAGTTACCGAATGCTCTTTGCCGTGATTACCCATTCCCAAACTTATTTTTTCCCGATAGCAAAGCAGAAGAGGCAAGGAGCCTCCCACTTGCGCAAGCAATTTGCGCAGGATGTCCTGAAAGAAAGGAGTGCTTGGAATACGCGCTCAATGAAGAAATACCCCACGGCATTTGGGCAGGCACAACGCCTGCGATGCGAGGGTTTGCCGGAAATAGTCAGCGAAAATTGTTTGTCAACAATGTCGCTCGCAACATCCGACAGCTTTATCAACAGGGGCGCACTCATCAAGAAATCGCAGAAATCTGCCGAGTCGAAATGAACTATGTGACTCGCGTGATTAAAAGATGGAATGCGAAATTGGAAGGAGAAAGCCAATCACAACCAATCGAAAGACCCTCAGAGGGGTCGCCATCATCATCGGGGTTTCAGCAATGACATCAATGATCGTCAACGCTGGATTCGCAC